GCTACTAATGTAGGAATTGAATCTCTAGAAGCAGCAATAAATTCTTGCTGTTCAATATTCTTTAATAAGTCATAACCTTTACTACCAGTATTTCTTTCAAGATATTTATTAAACTGATCTCTTAGTATTTTCTGTGCATCAGGAGAGATCATAGCTTTAGTCTCACCCTCAACAGTGTAAGTACCACCATTTTGGATAAGATTAAGAATATCTTTATTAGCAGTTACAGCTACTTTTGGATTAGTGTTAAGTTGATTCATAAGAATCTTATTTAGATTAGCTTCTTCTTTAGGACTAATTAAGTTTCTAGTTCTTAAGGCAGCAATCTCATCACCAAGTTGAGAGAACTCAGGAGATTTAACAAATGGAGATGTTGATGACATATTACTATATAATTGTTTTCTAACTGCAGCAGAAGCAAGCTCATCATCAGCTACTTGAATACCTGCGTTAGTTAGTTCATTCTTTAATGTTCCTTGTACTGCATCAGATGCTTTAGTTGTATATAAACCATTAAATGTAGGAGCACCAAATATCTTTTCTTTAGTTGCAAGTGTAGCAAGTTCTTCATCAGAAGTAATTTTAAGCATATTAGAGAGCTTACCACCTCTCCATGAAATAAGACCTAATGCTTTAGTACCAAACTTTTTAGCAGCACTTGGAATACCACCAGCAAGTATTTCAGTACCTAATTGAGTTGCTTCAGAAACACCTTGTGTCTTAGCAATTTCACCAGCAAGAGAACTAACACCACCAGCAATACCACCACCAATAGCCCCCACAGGACCACCAAGTAATGTACCTAATCCAGCACCAATACCTACACCTACTCCAACATTTTTAATATCAAAATTGCTAGGTGCTCTTTCAGTAAAGAATCCAGGACTTGGTTGTTGTTCTACTGCAGATTGAACTGTAGCTTCACCAGTAGGTGTAGTAGTATCATATTTATCAAATGGATTAACTTCTATAGTGGAAGTCTTAACATCATACTTATCAAACGGATTTGCTTCAGCCATTATTAACTTCCTTCAGGTAAATAACCATACTTAGCTTTAAATGCGTCTTTTAACGCAGGATTATTCTTAAGATCATCTATTGCAGCTTGAGGGGCTTTACCACCACCCATAACTTCTTTATCTGATCCATTAACTTTAAGCCAATCTTTAAATTGAACTGTAGGGTTCTTTTTAGCATATACAGAGTATTTAGCTACATCAGCTCCTGTAAATGGAATAGCTTGTTTAACTTTTTCAAGGTTGCCTTTAACTGCTGCTTTTTGGTCATCAGTTAGAGCTGGGTTAGTCATAGCTGCATCTGTAGCTGCTTCAGCAATCTGACGAAGTTCACCCATCTTTTGGACTTGTACAATATATTGTTGACCTGGTTTAGCAATTAAAGCATTCTTTAAGTTATCTAATTGAGATATAGTTGTTCTTCTACCAGCATTTTGCATTGTACCAATGTTTTGTATCACTGGAAGCATAATAGATTCATATTGACCTGATTCAGCAGGAGTAATTGCTGTACCTAACACTGCACCAGTTGATGATAGAACACCAGTACCTTTAATACCTGTGAATACGCCAGCTGTAATAGGTGATGTACCACCTTGAGTAAGGATATTTAAGTTAGATGTAGCAGGAACTAATTCAGCAGAAGAGGTAACAAAGTTATTAGCATAACCTCTTTCATAAACACTTGTAGCATTACCTTTAGGATTAAGAGTAGCTTTTAACTGCTCTAATTCTTTTTTATGTTCAAAGTCTAGATTAGCAAAGAATGTCTTATCTTCTTTTCTTTCAATAGCTCTTTGTTTGTTTTCTTCATATTTCATATCAATCTGATACTTCATAGTATCACGATAAGCCGCTTTATCAGCACTTGTTTGTAACAATGGTACTAGTTTATCAGCAGATACAAATGGAGATACTGCAGTAATAAGTTCTTCATTAGTAGGTACTCTATTCTCAGATGCAGCAAGTTCTTGCACTCTTACAACAGCTGCCTTAGCATTTTGGTCATTTTCTAGATCAAATGCTTTTTGTTTAATAGTAGCTTGTTTAGTATTCCAATCTAATATCTTAGAAGCACCTTCTGTAGATACTTTCTCAGCTATGTCACCATAACCTGCATTAGCAAAGTTTGTTTGTAGTGCTGGGTAAAGTTTAGTTGGATCAGTAGCATCAGCTCCTAAATCTTGCTGTGTATTTTTAAGAATAGCATATACATCAGTAGCTTTTTTAACTTCAGGGTCTTCTAAACCAAATAGTTTATTAGCTGCTCCAGCAAGAGCAGTACCAATAGCAGCACCTGTAGCACCTTTAGGACCATAAGTTTGACCTGCTTGTTGTATAGTTTGAGCTTGTTCTTTTCTTCTTAAAGACATTAAGTCTTCAGGAGTTGGTCCAAATAAACTAGGTATAATTCCAGCCATAATTTTTCCTTAAAATTTAATCCCACCAGTGTAAGCTCCACCGCCACCAGTTGATGGCATAGAACTGAATAAACTACTTAAACCTTTAGAAGCACCAGCAAAAGGATTAATAGCACTAACACCAGCACTAATAAGTCCACCCCAAAATCCTTGATCTGAGGCATTTTGTTGAGCTTGGTAAGCTGCATTTTGTGTATTAACACCAGTAACATATTGACCACCAGTTAATGATGGGGCAATTAATGGATTATTAATTTGACCTAGTTGTACACCAGTACCAAATAATGATGTAGGAAGGGCATATCCTGCTGTTTTAAGCTCATTACCTAAACCAATATAGCCTAGACCACCTTTTAATTGTTCTTGTTGAATTTGTCTTGCTCTATCTTCAGCTGTTAAATAGATACCAGCATTAGCTTGTTCACGAGCTTTTATTAAAGCAAACTGTTCAGGATTTATATAACCACCAGTTGTTCCAGAACCATAACCAGTACGACCTTGTGAGAATAGTGTGTTAGCTAAAGAAACATTTTCTGCTTCTCTTTGTGGATTTAAACCAGCTATAACTTGATTGTAGTAATCAGAAGTCATTTTACCAGTATCTAATCCAGTAGCACTAGTAAACATATTCTGACCATATTTAGCTACTTGGTTAGCAAAGTCCATTGATGCCCCAGTAGGCATGTTCTTTGTAGCTTCTTTTAAGTAGAAGTCATAGAATTGTTGTAGTTCAGGAGATAAAGCAGTTGTTACACCACCACTACCTGAAGGAGTAGCTGTACCTGTAGTTGTACTGACTGGCGACGCTTGATATGGAGCTATTTGTGGAGCATCCTGTCCAGTGAATCCAAGTGCATCTGAAATAAAACTCATATTAAACCTCTGTCTTTATATAATTAATAACATCTTTATTTCTACTAACCTCTTTAAAACCTAATCTTGTTACAAATTCTCTTGTATCTTCATAAGTTGCTGTCTCTACTTTACCATATTTAAGAAGAAGATTTTTCATAATACGCTTATACATCTTTAAAGGGAACCACTTACATTTATATTCAGGAAGACATCCACAATGGATTCTATTTCCCTTAGTCATTATTAGTGCAATTACCTTTTCATCCTTATATATTGGATAGTATTCCCAAGTAGTTGCTTCTTCTAAAAACTTCTTTTTATTATCTTTAGGACTTCCATATATTCTATATAGAAGGTTTACATACTCTATTTTACTCATTAACTCTTCATACACTACTAAGATTTCATAATGTAACATAAAGCATAGTACGGAGGTAAGTTTTGATTTGTTCCACTTACACCTTCAGTACTATTAGATACTGTTACACCAGTTGTTTTAGAAGCTGTATTGAATGATGTACCTGTTTGACCATCATAGAATACGCCATTATCGTTACCACCCTGTACTCGATTAGTTAAACCATAAGAGTGAAAGTGACCTGGATCTGTAACTGTTGCCGTATGTGTATGGCTAACTACAACTGCATCTGCAGTACCACCAGTGGCACCTACTGCATAAGTAGAACCAGCACCAACAACAAATCTATTTCTTAAATCAGGTGTTGAGCTTGTACCATTACATAATAACCAACCACTAGGAATAGCTGCTGCAGATCCTGACCAAATAATAATGCCACCTACTGGAACACCACCAGCAGTTATAGCTGTTGTTACATATTCTGTTGTAGCTAATTGTGTAGTGTTTGTTGCACTAGAAGCCGTAGGAGCTGTAGGAGTACCAGTAAATGCTGGAGAAACTGAATTTGCTTTACTATTAACTGCTGTTTGTAGAGCATTAAACTCAGTATCAAACTCAGAACCTTTAATAATTTTAGCAGGATCCCCTGTTGCTAAAGAATCTTTTGATAAGAAATTGGTTGCTTTGGTATAGTTTGACATTATATCATTTTCCCTGTTTGTAAATAGACATCAATCTTTTGTATAGAGACTGGATTATCGTTAATTGTTGACTCAACTCCAAATTGTATTACTTTTCCTGATCCACCTAAAGGCACTGAAATTGTATTAACACCAATACCCACTGAAGAATATTTAGCTATACCATATTCATAAGTTGTACCAAAAGTACTATATACACCTGTACCAAAAGTTCTATTGATAGGTTGTGATGTATAGTTTAATGTATAGTCATAACCATACTTAAATGAGAAATCTTGTTCACCATTACCAATGATAACTAAAGAAGCTTTCTTTAGCATCTTATTAGTTGTAGCACTTCCTAAGTCAGAATTAGATGTATAATAAGTCATACTATATGTAGCAGTCCCATCCAAATACCCATTATACTTAGCAATCTTACCAGGAAGTCCAATTAGGAGTTCTCTGTCTTCTGTAGAACAAAACGCTGTATAGGGTGTACCAGCTGTGCTATTCCATAAAGTACTTCTAGCTGCTCCATTTTGAAGAACTTGCCTTAAATCAAAATAGACTGTAACTTTAGAACCTGGGAATGTTAAAAGATAAAAAGCATCTTTTTCATAATAGGCACTTCTAATATTATTTGTAGTTTCTACAGCTAAATAACCAACTAAGTCATCTCTAATATTAAGAGATAGTTCACGAAGTGGCATTGAGTTTTCTTGTACTGTTCTGTTAAAGCTTCTTACACCACTCTTAGATAAGAATATTAAGTCATTACCTGTATTTTGTACTGAATCTCTTGCAATACATCCAACACCTTTAATAGTATCAGCTAGTGTCATTGTTGTAGGATCATTAGCACCTTGGTAAACTACAATATTATTTTTACAGAAAATAACTAAATATTTATTATGTTGAGCTAAAGCTACAACTTCATCATTATTGCCTACTACAGAAGCAATATCAATAAGACCTGAACCAGCCCCTGAAAATTGAGCAGGATCAACAAGTCTGCTATAGTATATAGTTGATTTATTATTTGTTAAATTTGCAACCCAAATTCTACCAAAAGCAGAAATAATACAATCAGGGTCAAGTGTTGTAACTCCAGTAGGTCTATTACCATACCCAGTAGTTTGATCTACTTTTTGTAAAATAAAATCACCAGTATGTGGATCTGCAACACCTTTTCTTCTCCATACTAATAAAGGATTTCCTAATTGTGCAGCAAAGCCATAAGAGTTTGCATCAGGACCTGTTCCTTCAGGAAGAGCAGCCCATTGCCATCTACTTCCTGTAAAAGTAGGTTGAGGTGATAAATCTGTTGATGGGTTAGCACCTGAACTCTTAATAGTTTCTACTTTTAGAGTTTCATTTCCACTATATATTTTTAGATTACCTGAAGATAAATAAGTTATATTTCCAGCTACATCTTTAAATTCAAAAATAGATTCTATAGGGTTTTCTGAACCTAACGCATTAGATGCAGTTATAGTTCTACTAGAAACTGTTTGAGATGCACTTACTGTATAAGTACCTACTCCGCCTGTACCTGTACCTAAAGCAGTAATAGTAGTTCCTACAGTAACTCCAGTACCTGATAATACTACACCAACTGATAATGCCCCTGAAGTAACTGCTGATACAGTTAAAGTAGTAGTTGAGATACTTCCTGTAACAACTGCATTAGTAGCATTTGTAACAGCATCCCAACCTTTTCTAGCACCTAATCTACCATATTTATCTATGATACAGTTAGTTGCTATAGAAGCATATCCACTTTCAAGCGTAACAGAAGAATCTTGAGTGTTTAAACCCATGAATCCTGGGGCTGAAATAGATGTGGTTTTTAATGTACCAGCCATGCTAGTTAGGATACCAAGTAGTTTCTTCTACTCTATGACCATTCTCAATTGAGATGAGGTCAGCTAACATAGTTCTATATCTCATTTCTTGATCTTGATTACCACCATCTTCTCCTCTTTCAGCAATTGCTCTTGCAAGAACGCCTTCAATAAGAAGTTGGTAAGGAATTTGTACTACTTCAGTATCAGTAGTTAAGTCATCTTGTGGCATAACCACATTAAAGCGTAGTGTATAAACACCATTAGGTACTGGGAATACATCTACTTGTGTATCACCATAAGTTGTTACACCATTAAAATTGTAGTAAAGAGGGCTTCCTTTAGTTACAGGAACCATAAGTAAATTAGATTCAAACCATTTACCATCTCTAGGTTGCATAAAGAAATTATCTGTATCATTAATAA